TGTTAAAAAATATCGGTGATGACCCTTATAAAATTACGGCTGGAGATAGAATTGCTCAGTTGGTTATTCAGAAGGTTGAACTAGTACAGTTTAAAGATATTTGGAACGACTCTACCCGAGGCACAGGGGGCTTCGGTTCAACAGGAACATAAAGGAAATCATGGCAGTAAGCACAAGAGCACAAGTAATCACACGTCGTACATATAATAGACCAGTTTCAGACGACGGAAAACAATTTGAAACGTGGCAAGAAACAGTAGCCCGAGTTATTGATCACCAAGAATGGCTGTGGCAGCGCGCCGCAGGTCGTGAACTAACAGATACAGAATATGCAGAACTCTATGATCTTGAACAGCTAATGCTGGATCGTAAAGTTGCCATGAGTGGTCGCACACTGTGGTTAGGTGGTACAGATGTAGCTAAAACTCGTGAGGCTTCACAATTTAACTGCAGCTTTACTCATGTAGAGACTGTATATGATGTAGTAGATTGCTTATGGCTTTTACTGCAAGGATGCGGAGTAGGATTTAAACCAATCGTAGGTACTTTGAACGGCTTCTCGAAGCCAATTAAAAATATCCGTGTAGTTCGTAGTACTCGTACAGCTAAAGGCGGCAATGAATACAATACTGAAACGTTTGACGAAGAAACTAAAACTTGGACAATTCAAGTTGGAGACTCAGCAGAAGCGTGGGCTAAGTCTATTGGTAAGCTTATTGCTGGCAAATATGCTGCTGATACTCTCGTGCTGGACTTTAGTCAGTTACGGCCTGCTGGTGAAAGGCTAAAAGGTTATGGATGGATCTCAAGTGGGGATAGCGCTATATCAACTGCATATGTGGCTATTGCAAACATCCTCAATGGCCGTGCTGATAGTTTACTTACTCGGATGGATATTCTCGACATTGTTAATCATCTTGGTACTATTCTTAGTAGCCGCAGGAGTGCGGAAATTGCTTTGTTCGACTATGGGCAGCCCGAATGGGAAGAATTTGCCGTAGCAAAGAAAGATTGGTGGTTGTATAACAACTCACATCGCCAACAATCTAACAATTCACTAGTATTTAAAGAAAAGCCACTAAAAGCTGATTTGCAAAAGATTTTTGATCTGATGTTAGAAGCTGGCGGTTCAGAACCAGGATTTATCAATGAAGTTGAAGCTTTACGACGTGCCCCTTGGTTTAAAGGTGCAAATCCCTGTGTTGAAATCTTGCTTGGAAACAAATCATTCTGTAACCTCACAGAAACTGATATTGCCAAATTCAAGGGAGATACGGCAGGACTTCACAATGCCATTCGCTTGGCCGCTAGAGCCAACTACAGACAAACTTGCGTTAACTTACAGGACGGGATTCTACAAGAATCTTGGCACTTAAACAACTATTTTATGCGTTTATGTGGAGTAGGTTTAACAGGCATTGCTAAACGCCCAGATATGAATGGTTACGACTATGAGTATTTAAAGCGTACTGCAACTGGTGCTGCTATTGGTATGGCTCAAGAACTTGATTTGCCATCACCTAAAAATATTACTTGTGTTAAGCCTTCAGGAACACTATCCAAAATTATGGATACCACAGAAGGAATTCACAAACCACTAGGAAAGTATATTTTCAATAATGTTCAGTTTAGTAAATTTGACCCTATTGTTGAAGTATTGCGCGATGCTAATTATAACGTTGTTAATCACCCCACTGATGATAGCGGTGTACTTATTACATTCCCTGTTGAGTGGGCTGATGTTCCTTTCCATAAAGTTAGTGGAAAAGAAGTCAACCTTGACACAGCAGTCGAACAACTCGAAAAATACAAGTTGATTCAGACTAGTTGGACTCAGCAAAATACTTCGGTAACAATCAGTTATGATCCTACAGAAGTCCCTGCAATCATTGATTGGTTGTTAGATAACTGGGATTGTTATGTAGGTGTTAGTTTCATCTATCGTACCGATCCTACTAAAACAGCTAAAGATCTTGGGTATTTGTACTTGCCGCAAGAAGTTGTGGATGAGCAGACTTTCCGTACATATGTTCAGCAACTTGCTCCCGTATCACTAGAAAATGCCAATAGTTTTGATGAAATTATGGGTGAGGATTGTGCTACTGGCGCTTGTCCAATCAGGTAATATATGGAACAAGATAAAGATACTATTATAACACTAAAAATTACTGTGGAAGAGGCAAATACTATTTTAGCAGGGTTGCAAGAACTGCCCGCTAAAAAAGCTAATCCACTTACTAACAAATTAGTAAAGCAGGCTCAAGAACAGCTCCCAAAAGAGCAAGTTTCCGAAGAGTAAGCAAAATAAAAGCCCCTAAGTATTGCTACTTAGGGGCTTTTTCTTTATTTACGAAGTTTTAAAATATCATGTACAAGCAATGCGCGTGCTGCCATAATAGAGTCTCGTTTTTCACGACTCCAACTAAAGCCACCATCACCACCCCACATATCCCAAGCTACTCGTCCTTTGCTTGGAAAACCTTCTTCGCCACTATTAAAACCAGTGGCTTTTTTGTCTACTTCGTGACGACTAAAGAATGAAAACATTCTGAGCACTGTTGAAGCTGATAAATTTTCACGATCTTTTAGTTGATTGGCTCGTGCTAAACCAACTAAAGTACCACCAGGTTTACCTTCTTCGTGCCATTTTAGTGCACGTTTGGCTGCACTAGCCATACCCTCTGTGGGTTTATACATTTCTGCCATAATTAATCTCTATAAGCTAAAATAATTTGTTTACACATTTTAGATCTGACAATATCATCATCCATAAATCGGACAACTTCAATGTCTGGAATACGATCTAATCGATGAATAGCATCACTTAGTCCTGAGTCAGGAATATCAGCTTGATCTACATCTCCTGAAATAATCATTTTACAGTTCTTACCAATGCGTGACAACAGCATTTTCATTTCTTCTTTTGTGGCATTTTGTGCCTCATCTAAAAGAACGATGCAATTGTCAAAAGTTGCACCTCGCATAAAGCCCAGTGGTTTAGGCTCAATTGTTTTTGCTTTTAATGCATACTCGTAAAAACCTTTTCCAAGACTACGAGTAAACACGTTATCAAAAGGTTCTAGATACGGAGCATATTTCTCCTCTAGTGTACCTGGTAAAAATCCTAGCCCACGTCCTGTTTCTACGTTGGGTCTAGTCAGAACTATCTTCTGAATACGTCTATGAAAGAGTTCTCCCGCGGCATACGTTGCTGCTACATACGTCTTACCTGTTCCAGCACTTCCTACACCAAATACTATTTGATTAGATTGAATTGCTCTTAGGTATTCTGCTTGTATAAAGTTTAAAGGTTTTACATCTGTAAATCCATACTCTACTGGGTTACGTTCCAATTGAATTACATTGTCGCGTCTTGCTCTTTTACCACTTGCCATAAACTTCCTTGTAAGGTTGATAAAATTGATCTGCCAACTTATATTGTAGCAGACCTAGATCTGTCTGTCAAATATAAATTTACTTCTTCTTGGCGTCTTCAACTTTAGTACCTTCAAGTTTTTGGTGCACTTTAATAGTTTTGCACTCTTCTTGAGGTTTGCCAGCTTTATCTAACACAGGTTTACCAGCTTTATCCGTCTTTTCTTTACAGACTTTTTTGGTTTCTGCTTCAGCGTATGCTGGAGTATTCCACGATAAGAATGAAACACTTGCTAATACACACATTGCCCAAAATACATTTTTCATTTATTTTTCCTTAGTTGGTGCAAACTTTTCGCTTGCTGTAAATCCTAACCCCGCAATTACAATAAACATCATAGAATCAAATAGTTTTGTGTCTATGGGATGACCCAGTATCATAGCTATAAAAGCAGCAGCACACAGTAAAAAAGCTAAAAAAGTAATTACTCGTTTACTGCTAACCGCTGGATCTTGTGACAACATAGTTTTTACGCTGTGCATTTAAATCTCCGGATGCGGTGCTTGAACTGGAGCTGGTTTACCATTGATATAAGTAATATTAGTAACAGGAGCTGCACTAGTTCCATTAAAGCCTTGAGTTGTTGAAAAACCTGGATTAAATGTAGGCTCTATTTTTACTGGATTAGCTTTAGCATAAGTGTTTGAATTCTCTTGCGCTTGCTTAATCATATCACGCTTCATTTCCATTTCTTCTTTACTACCGCCAGCTAACATAATTCCTGACAATGTACCTGTTAAGAAAGTAGCAATTGGAATAATCATTTCAAAAAACTTTTGGTCAATTGGGCTAATAGCGTTTAGGGGTTGCGTAATAAAAATAATGGAGTATAAGACTACAAACACAATACCTGTTAGTGTTAGCGCAAGGCAAATGCCAATGAAAAATTTCAGGCGCGCCATTAGCTGATCTTCAGTATAAATAATTGTGTTACTTTCCACAGTTAGCTCCTTGTGTTTGTTGAGGTGTGCAAGCACCTGTTGGTGCAAATGATTGATTAGTTGTTTGAGTTTGTCCATCTTTGGGAGGTCCTAATCTTGGATCGCGTTGGCCTTTAAAAATATGCTCTGGGCAAGTTCGGGTAACGTCACATATCGGTACTTTACAAAAATCTTTGTCCCAGTTTGCTGGATCTTGGCAAGGGTATCTAAAACTATCCTTACCAAAAAATGCCAAAGCCACAGGTATGGATAGCAAGACTATTGCCCATTTAAATAGTTTTAAATCATTGTGCATTTATAGTCCAATTTTTCCTAATAGTAAAGCAACGATTTTATCTGATAGATCGTCTGGTAAGAATTTTAAAAAGCCTAAGAAGTATAGGGCTACGCATCCATATACAAATATTTTAAAACAAATATCGGCTGTTTTTTGATACTCATTCATCGCCCACACCTATTGCCTGTTTGGCAGTATTGCATTAGTTCGTACCCGCCAATAAACATTATAAACAAAACAAAAGCAGCTCCGCCAAGTATCATAGCCCACTCATTAAGCTCTTCTTCTTTTTGTTTACGTGCTCGTTCCTGAGCATTAAAAAGTCTTAGTTCATTAGCATCATCTGCATCCATTTCTGCTTGACGAGCTTTAATTTTATTCCAAACATCAATTTTGCCTGTTTGCATAAATAGCATTTTAAGTTCTTCTTCAAATGCTCTGGCTTGCTCTAGTGCCATCTCGATTTGAAGGGCAGTGCCCATGTTATTGCCTTTGCCAGACTTCTTTGCTTCCATTAAAGCTTTAGTAGCCGTGCTTTTAGCATCAAACATTTTACCGATCATTGGGGCCAGTGACCCTAAATCGTTAGCAACTGCACTTGCTTTTTTGACCATAGAAATGGCCGTTTGTATCCCCGCTAGTGCGGTCATTGGATCTATCATGTTTACCCCCTATCGGCGTTTTTTACGCCATTCTAAACAAATTACTTTTCGATTATATACGTCTCCAGTCCATGCCCACCTAACACATTCATATTCGTCAGGTTTGGCATAACTTAATGTTATTGAAAGTAACCAAGCGGCAAACACCGCTTAGGCCCCTAATACATGCTTGGCATGTTCATAATGTTTTTTACGATCTTCTAGACCGATTGTACCGCCATTGATGCGTTTGGTTAGGGTAAGTATATCGTCGGCATCCGCCCACTGATTTAATTTATTTGTTTCCCAGAACCAGCATGCCGATTGTGCAGCACCTTCAAAAGTTTCCAT